GTAGCAGAACTTAGAGAACAAGGTTTTACTCAACAAGAGGCGATTGAGGAAGCTAGAAGAAGACTTGATATGGCCAAAGGTGGTAGAATAGGTTATGCAAATGGCACACAAATGCCAACGATTCAAACACAAGGACTACCAGGTTTTTTAACTAGCTTTGGTTTAAATTTATTATCAACACCACCACAAGGTAATATATTTGCAACAGCTGCCACGGCTGCCAAAGGCCCTTTTAATCAATTAATGGCAGATCAAACAGCAGCTGGTAAAACAGCAGCAGAAAGAGAATTTTTAAGAGGTGAAAGAGAAGCTAGTGATGAAGCTGCCATGGAAAGATTAAAAATAAAACTACAATCAGATAAAGACATCGCATCTATGACTAAAGGCAACGCTTTGTATCAAGTATCTTTAGAAGGTTATCTTGAAGATGGCCTACCACCATTAGCAGCAGAACGAGCGGCAAATTTTGCAACAACACTAGCTGATGAGTTAAGAAATGCTACTAAAAATAAATATGGTGGAGTTTTAACTTTTGATATTAGAGATCCAAACAATCAAAAACAAGTACGTAAAAATTTAAATGGTAAAGTTGTTTACGACCCTATTGAGGATAATTATAAATATATAGTTGTCAGAGATGGTGAAGTATTCTTTGATGAGTTTGATTCAATCGCAGATATAAGATTTCCTGATTTAACAACCATAGAACCAAAAGAAAAAACAGATAGATCAAATAAAATGTTTGGTTTAGATATGGATGATCCACAACCATAGGAGCGTAAATGTCATTAGAACCGCTCATCCCAGCCGAACAAAATAACGAGGCATCATGGTATACATCTGGACTAGCAGGTATTGTATCTGGTGGTATCAAAGTTGTTGAGGGAGCTTTCTCACTAGGTGCAGAATTAATTGATTTAGGTTTAGATACGAATACAGCCGCACAGGTCGAAATGTTTTTTGATAAACTTAATCCATTAGAAGAAATAGCAGAACAGACTGGTGTTGGTAAACTAACACAGGCTCTGGTGCAGATAGGTGTGCCAGGAACAGCAGGTTTTAAACTAGGCACAAAATTATATAATAAATATTTTGAAGCAAAAAAAGCTGGCAAACTTGTAAGTGCTGGTTCTAAAAATTTAGCAAAACAAAAAGCGATAGCAGATAAATTAAATGAAAAAGCAAAAGTACCAAGATTTGCTGTTGCAGCTGTGGGTGGTGCAGCAGGAGAAGCATTTGTTGCTGATGTTGAGGAGATAGGTAGTTTTGGAGATTTATTTGATAGAGGTCCAACACAATTAGATGTGTTTGCATTAGATGGTGGTAGACAAGACGCTACTAGAAAACTCATGAATAGATTAAAATTTGGTAGTGAGGCTGTATTATTAACACCTTTTGCAGCTGGTATTGGTAAAGGAGCGAAAGCCATTGCAACAAAAGGTAAAGAACTCGCTTACAGTAATTCTAGAATAGAAAGATTTTTAAATAAAGTTGCAGAAGCGTTCACGCCTGAAGGACCACTGACCAAAGCCGTATTTGGATCACAAAAAGTTATGGAGGGTTTTAGATCTGCAGATTTAAATAGAGCAACAGAACTTGTAAAAAATTTAGATAAAGCAATATCTAGAGCATTTCCCTATATGCAAGATGGATTAGATAGATCACTAACACAAAAAGATAAAGATGCATTTTACAAAGAAATTACCGATCTTATGTTAGATGGAGATCTAACTAAAATATCTGATCCTGGTAAAACAGAGGCATTTGTTAAATCATTACAGAAAAAAAATGTTGATAAAAAAGTTATTGATGAAATAACAGCCACTGTTGATGAAGCTAGATCAACAATAGGTAATCTTATCGAAACAACAAACAATTATAATCCAAAAGAACTAAAAGACCTATTACAGGATAGAATAAAAGGATTAGTGCAAAATACATACAAGATATTTGAAACTAAACCATTGTTAGGAATGTTAGGAAGATATAAACCAACAGATGAAGCTATGCAAGGTGCCATAGCATTTTTTAGAAAACAAATTGCAGAATCAAACAAGGATGCAACGTACGATCCAAACAGCATAAAATATTATGAAGATGCAAAAGAAATTGTGGATAGAATTGTAGAGGATGGTATCAAAGCTGGTAAATCTAAAAAAGGTTTAGCAGATCCAAACTATGTTGCAAAAACATTACAAGACTTACCTGGAGAAAAATTTGTAAAAAAAGTTATAGAAGATACAGGTGCACCACCAGATGTTATAAAAAAATTAATGGGTGAGATGCAGGACCCAAGGTATTCTATGTTTAATGCCATCACAGAATTATCAGGTATGGCTAGAGTTAGTGCCATGTATAAAGAAATGTTTGATACTAATGCTAAAATACAAGCACAAGGCGGTAGAGGATCATTTTGGAATTCAAGACAAGAAGCTAGAGATGCAACGAACAATACTGTTAAAATTGTAAAACTAGATGATAAATTATCTGGGCTTGCAGATTTTAGAGCGGGTAGAATTAGTAATCCTCTTGGTCAAAAATACACAACAGAGGCTATCGCAGAGGGACTTGCAAAAGCGAATGGTTTAACGGAGGGATATTTTGTAAGAGCAGTTAGAGGTAGGGAGGGTGCAACAGCGGCAGAAAGAGGTGCATCATTTTTATATAGAAATCTTTTATTGTTTCCAAAAGCTACAGCACAATTAGCAAAAACAGTTTTATCTATACCAACACACTTGCGTAACTTAATAAGTGCGGGTGCATTTGCTGCAGCTAATGGTGTATTGTTTGAAGGTTTTTTAAATCCAAGATTATTAGGAGAATCTTTTAGAAGGGGTTGGCAAATATCTGGTGTGGCTAATTTAAAAAATACAAGATTTAAAGATGCTGATTTTGAAAAAGCGTACAGAGAATTATTAGAACTTGGTGTTGTAAATTCACAGGTTCAAATAGGAGATTTAAGAAATCTTTTAAGAGACGTAAATTTTGGTGACAGTATATTAGATCTAGATAAGGTTGTTAACCCAATGTTATCTAAACTTAAAAAAATACCAGAATATCTACAAGGTAAATATGTTGCAGAGGACGATTTTTGGAAGATTACAAATTATTTCGTAGAATTAAATAGAAGAGACGCAGCGTACAGAACAGCAGGTATTAAAAAACCTGTTGATGAATTAAAAAAAGAAGTAGCAGATATAGTTAAAAACACGGTGCCAAATTACAATTTTGTTGGAGACGTTGTAAGAACAGCTAGAGTATTACCGGTTGGTAATTTTATGTCGTTTCCATCTGAAATGATTAGGACTACAACAAATATTGCAGAGCAAGCCATGAAAGAAATGAGACACATAAAAAATCCAGGAGAGATAATTAGAGGAAGTGACATAACACCTTACGTTTTTATAGAAGGTAAAGGTCTTGTTAAAAATAATAATCCTATGTACAGAATAGGTGCAACTAGAGCAACGGGTATGGCGTTCACATTAACAGCTGTGCCTACAATGTTTGTTGAAGGAGCTAAAACATTGTACGATGTTACAGAAGATGAGATACAGGCTTTACGTAGATTCGTACCTGATTGGTCAAAAAACTCCACAATTGTGCCTGTCAGAGATGAAAAAACAGGTGAACTAAAATACATAGATTTTAGTCACAGCAACGCATACGATGTAATTGCTAGACCATTTAGAACAATGGCTAATGAGATCATAGCGTCTACAAAAGATGGTGATACAATATTAAAAGGATTTACAGCAGGTGTAGAAGAAGCGATGACAGAAATAGCTGCACCATTTATTGATGAGTCTATCTGGACAGAGGCAGCTGCAGATATAGATCTTTATCCATTATTACCAGGTAGAGGTGGTAGAACTAGAGATGGTAAAGTTTTATATACAGATCAAACATCTGTTGGAGATAGAGCATACATAAAATTTAGACATTTAATGGAAGCGTTATTACCATCTTACAAACAAGCTGTAAGAATTGGTTTAGCTGCTATGGAAAAACCAAATAAGTCTGGTAAAATTTTAGAGTTAGATGACCAACTACTAGGTTTTGTTGGTTTTAGACCAATTAAAGTAGAACCACTAGATGCCATGGGTTTTAAAATTGCAGAATATCAAAGAGGTATTAGAAATGCACGAAGAGAATTCACAGGTGGTTTTTTTGGATTATTAAGAGGTGGACCTATTGATCCTGATGACGTAATTTCTAGATATTACGAATCAAATAGAGCAAGGTTTAATGTTATGAAAGAAATGTATAAAAATATTGAAGGAGCTCAAATATTAGGAACAAGTGCTAGTTCATTAAGAAAAGAATTTCAGGACAGGCAGCTATCAACACAAACATTTAATAATTTAAGATTTGGTAGATACGAACCTTATTTTCCATCAAAAGATATACAAGATAGATTTAGAGAGATAGCGAGAAATATAGGATCACCTGATGCATTTAGAATAGCATTACCTACTTTAAGATCCATGAGATCACAAATGAAATTTTTAACTTTAGATGATATCTTTGATATAGATCTACGTGATTTTTCTTTTGGTGATATAAAAACTCCACCATTACCAACAACACCACAGCCAGTTGTAGGTGAACAAGCGAATGCGCAACAAATAAATCAAACAACAAACTTGACACGTACAGAACAAGCCCTATTATCACCAGAAGAACAAATTATTAGACAAAGGTTAAGGAGAACATAATGGCGAGAAAATCGGCACTACAAAAGATTGAATCTCATGAGAAGCTTTGCAGAATAATGCAAAAGCAGACGTTTGAGCAGATCAAAGAGATGAAGGACCGAATCAAAAGGCTAGAGTACTGGATAGTCGGAGGTATGGGAGCTGTTCTCGTAACTTTATTAACAGATATATCATGAATCTTACACGTAACTTCAGCTTATTAGAGCTGACTAAATCAGACACTGCGATACGTAAAGGTATAGATAATAATCCTAACGCTGATCAAATAGAAAAATTAAAAGCGTTGTGTGAAAATATTCTTCAGCCGGTACGTGACCATTTTGGCAGGGTCAAGATCACTAGCGGTTTTCGTAGCGTAGAATTATGCGAAGCGATCGGTAGTTCTGCCAGATCGCAGCATGCACGTGCAGAAGCCGCCGACTTCGAAGTTGTGGGCGTAGACAATGCCGAATTATTTGACTGGATTAAAAATAATCTTGAGCCGGACCAGCTAATCCTTGAGTTCTATACTCCAGGTGAGCCTAACAGTGGATGGATTCATTGCAGCTGGATACCTGAAGGCAGACGTGCATCATTTTTACACGCTTACAAATCTGAAGGTAGAACAAAATATAAACCTATATTAGGAAACGCAAAAGATATATTTGTTTAAATGATAACCTTAATCGCTGATAATCTTTTATCTCAATCAGAGTGCGATACGCTTATAAATTATTATAAGGAAAATGAAAATTTTTCAGAAAAATTCAGAGACGTTTATCCCCTGCAACTTAAAACAAAAGATCCCATTATAGATTTTTTAAAAAAAAAACTTAATTCTATTTCAAAAAATTTTAATAGTGAAATAGATTGGTTTCAAATTGTAAAGTGGCCTATAAATTCTACACAAGATTTACATTTTGATACCGCAAGTCAAAAAACTACTTTAACCTCTATTGTTTACTTAAACGATAATTATACAGGAGGACAAACTTACTACGAAGATGGCACTATATTTAAACCAAAAAAAGGAAGAGGTTTATTTTTTGATGGCCAATATCACAAACATGGTGTTAAGCCAGTAAATGAAAATATAAGATATGTTGTAGCTGCTTGGTATAAAAAAATTTAATTAAATCCAATCTCTTAATTCCTCACCTAAAACCTCAGATGCGATATTAATTTTTTTACGTAATGATTTTACAATCTTATCATCGACTGTATCCTCTGCTATAATATCTATGTAAGTAACGTTTTTTTTCTGTCCGATACGGTGTGCACGGTCCTCTGACTGTAAACGCTTCTCTAGGTCATATCCGTTAGAATAGTAGATTACGGTGTTTGCAGCCGTCAAAGTTATCCCATAGCCGCCCGTAGAGGGCGTTCCAACAAGAAACCGGCACTTAGGGTCGGACTGAAATTTACGTATATTATCCTGTCTATCCTCTTGTGGTGTGAGTCCATAATAATCGACCACGGACCCTGGACCATATTCTTTATTTATATTATTTAATATTTGTGTCATGTCTTTTTGATAATTAGCCCAAATAATCGCTTTACCCTCTGTTTCTTCTAATATGTTCATTAACTCTGTAATTCTATTATTTGGTATTAACTGTGTGCTACCATCATCAGCTGTAAAATGACCACAAGTAATTTGATGTAAACGCATTAGCTGTGTAAGCACAGTCATGGTAGTTGTAACTTTACCATTTAACACAGCCATGGCTGCTTTTTTCATTTGTTCGTAAGCTTTCTTTTGTTCTTTAGAAAGTGTAATATGTCTTTTAATCCAATTTTTAGGTGGTAAATCTAAACAATCTTCTTTTAATATTCTTTCAGAAAATTTTTTTACAGTGTTAGATAACTCTTCTAAGTTTTTAAACTCATCTACAACTTGTATTGATCGTCCACGAAGATGCATGGTTTTCATTTCTGCGTATCTATTACGAAAAGCATAATAAGAAGTAAAATCTAATAAGTATGGATCTAAAAATTCACATTGAGAGTACAGGTCTAAAGGATTTTTTGTAACAGGTGAACCTGTCATGATACGTCTATATTTTGCATACTTACCAAGGCTAATTATACTTTTAGTTCTTTTTGCTGTGGGCGTTTTAATTGTGGTAGACTCATCAATGGCCATCAATACTTTATGTGAATTTAAAAATTTAGATGCAAACTTTACACCTTTATCTGTAGACAAGGCTTCAACATTCATAATTAAAATATGTAATGCTGTTTCTATTTCAAATAAACTTTCTAATTTTTCTTGCTGTCCTTTTGTAATATTTGATTGCCACAATACGGTCACATTTTCTATATGGTTTGGTAAAT